ACGCGGCACCGGGCCGCCCTTGAGGGCGTCGATACTTTCCCGGCGTCCCGCATCATGGAGGCCGGCAACCGTTTCGAGGATGCCATCCGACTGTGGTTTGAGGATGAGTTCAATTGCATAGTCGATATCCCGACAAAGGGTTTTCGCTCGAAACATTGCAACCTGGTCGCCTCGCTCGATGGTGTCGTGGTCAATGGCTTGACGATCACCGACCATGCCGGCGTCACCCACACAATCGACAGCGAAGCGGTCATCGACTTCAAGTCTCCGACCTATGCGCCTGACGATCCCGAGGCGCCGCACTACATGCTCCAGATTCAGGGGCAGATGGAATGCACCGACTTCGACTGGGGCATCCTCGCGCAGCTCGATCGGGCCCGCTGCGAATGGACGATCGCAGTATGGCGCCGGCACAATGGCGTCATCGAGGCTATCCGCAAGGCCGTCGATGTGTTCTGGGATCACATGGCGAACGATACCAACTATGAGCCGGTCACCTCGTCGGAGGCGTCACGCCTGATTGCCGGCAACCGTCAACCCGAACCTCATGATATGACTGACGGGCCGACCAACGGACTGGATGCCGAACAGCATCAGGATCTAATTGATGCGGCCGATACATACATTAATGCCCAACGTGCGGCCAAGGCATCGAAGGCAGTCATGGAAAGTGCGGGTCTCAATATCAAGGCCATCATGGGCGGCATGGAAAAAGTCAAGCTGCCGGCCGGCATTACGGTCGGCCATACGACAACCGAGTATAAGGCCACGCCAGAGAAGATCGTGCCGGCCAAGCCAGCGCGTACCGGCCGCCGCCTGAGTGTAAAGGAGGCAGTGAATGGGTGACCTGTTTGATTTTGCCAGTGGCAACGCATTGAAAACGGAAGGCATGGCCGCCGCTTCTATGCACCAAACGGAACTGCTCCAGGTTGCCAGGAATGCGGCTGAATGGGTGGCAACCTATGGCAACGGTTATGGCACTTGCACCAGCGACGATGTCGCCATGCGGATGCAATACCTGGGCTATCGATACGGCGATCTGGGCAACGCCGCCGGCAGTATCTTTGCCGGCAAGAAATGGCGGTTCACTGGTGATCGTGTCAAGTCGCGCCGCCCGTCAGCCCACGCGAGAGAAATCAAAGTATGGAGGTTGACTGATGGAAACGCTTAACGAACTAGGTGCCGCCCTGGCCGCTGCACAGGCAGAAATGTCGAACCCTACAAAGAACACAAAGAACAGTTTTCTGAACAGTAGCTATGCCGATCTGGCGGAGTGTACGAAAGTGGCGCATGAGTCGCTGGCGGCTCATGGTATCGGCGTCATCCAGGCAGTCCACGGTGATCGCCTTCGAACGACACTGCTTCACAAGTCGGGGCAGATGATTGCCGACGATGGCATTCCGCTGATGGGTTTCGAAACTGCCAAAAACTCCATGCAAGCCTTTGGCAGTGCCGTCACCTATGCTCGACGGTACGGATTGTGCGCCATGGTCGGGCTGGCACAGGCGGATGACGATGGCAACAGTGCCGGCAAGCGCAAAAAGCCTTCCGCTAAAGACCTGGATAAAATTTTTCCAGGTTCAGAGCAAAACGATGCCCCAGGATCGTCGGAGAGCAACGCGAAGGCACCTCCTGACCCCGAACTACCCGACGATGGAGATGCCCCTGTAGAGCCCTTAAAACTGGCGTATGAGGACTCGCATCAATTCTACAAGGATTACCTCGATGAATTGACCAAAATCTTTAATGACGAGGGCATCGGGCCGCGAGATCGTATGTCTGCGCTCAAAGCATTTGAGCAAGCCAACGAAGACGGCCTGGCATCCATACCGGTGGTTGGTCGTGAAGCGCTGGAAGATAAGCGGAAAAAGTTCAACAAAGTTTTAGGGGCTAAAAAATGAACGCACCAGTTAAGCTGGGCCTGACGCCCAAGCAACAGCATATGAAGGCGTTGATCAAGACGTTCACCGACGAGAACGGTCACGCGCCCTCGTATGAAGAATTGATGACGTTGTCGAACCTGCGGTCAACCAGTGCCGTGCATCGCATCATCCACCATCTGGTAGCGAGAGGTCACCTGCAACTGCTTCCAGGTCAGTCTAGATCGCTGACCCTGATCGACTGAGATTGATGGGCTGGTGCTAACGTACCAGCCCACTTTCAATGAAGGTTTCCGTGTCCACAATTCCGCGACCGGAGAACACCATGCAGCGACTGTTTACTGGTTTGGTCGTGTGCAAAATTAACGTCCACCGATCCGCCTTATTATCCACCCACAGCTCCATTATCGCGGATTGGTCTTTGGTCACGCCTAAAATTTTTGGCGTTTCATGATGAACATTAATGAGCGTTTCCTCCGCCGCCTCTGCATCGATGCATAACAACTTCATATGCATAACGCCGACAGGCTCGTTTGGTTCAGCCACGGCAGTGCATCCAGAGAGTAACATCCCCATCAGCGTGACCGTGGCCGCCCTCATTTCTTTGGCCTCATAGCTCTGTCACCAAACCACCAAAGTACCGCCGTTGATGCCATGTAAATCACCGATTGGATGATGGTCTCTTGTTGCGCCAGGTCATTGCTGTTGGCGTAGATGTACCAAACTATACCCACCAACATTACGGTAAGTATCGGTCTCATTAACCGGAGGCACGCTGCCACCCAGGGGTAGGGCACCTCGACGCCGGTCATCATGCTATAACTTGCCACACGGGCAGCCCCGGCAGACTGTTCCTCTACGATAGCGCGTTCGTTTTCCAACTCATCAGCGCGAAGCTCCGCTTGTAGCCGGTGCATCTCAATGGTGCGTGTGTGTTCGCCGGCTGCCTTCTTTTCTTCGACATACATATCAACGAAATTAAATGCCTTGCCAAGAACGCTGCCCAGGATGCCCGTTGCACCGCCGGTCAAAACTGAGAAGATCAAATCCATCATATTACCAACTCCGAGAACGCCCCATATCAATGTGAATGAATGTTTGGTATCGCATTCCAAAACCTTTAAATCCGCATTGCTGCGCTACTTTGCGGATGGTGTCTTTGTCCCGGCCCTCCAGTACGATGTCGAATGCGGACCCCGCACCCTTCGGCGCTTTGATTGAATGGACCGACAGTGGCGCCCCGCCGATCTTGGAGTTGTGATAGACCGACCGGAACGCTGAAGATAAACGGATAGGATTCCCCAAAAGGGAGCGCAGATTATCCAAGCCGCTGATAGCTTCGGCGTTGACGAGAAGTTGACCGGTGCCTTTGCAAGCGATTTCATGTGGCTTGAAATACCGGTAAGGCCAGTTCGTCACAGGGATTTCGTTATAGTGCTCAAACAACATCAATAGCCGAACCAATCCACCGGCATCCGCCAGCGACACGCGCCTAACAACATGGTGATAGCCAACAGGGTTATGGTCTGTTTCATGGTTCACTCCATCCTGGGATGCTTGGAATTGTGGATGTGCATAAGGTGTTCAGTCATCTGGCGAAGCACTCGCAACTCAGCTTGCATCGTGGCAAGTTCCCGGTTGCGCTGCTCCAAGGCGGATACGCTGTTGATGTCTTTGAGGACATCGATCTGACTGCTGAATACGGCGCGTTGTGACTCGGCATCGTCTAGCCGCGCATCGAAATTGCTTTTAAATTTGTCGAAGTTTTTGTGGAAAACATCTAAGTCCTCCATGACTCTGGCCAAGTTACTTTTTACAACAGCGTAGCCACCGGCAATAGTAGCCAATAACATCACTCCCTGTATTGCGTGACTCGCTCCAAGTTCCATGTCACCTCACCGCTGGGCCAGAAGTTGCCGCCCAATACAGAAACGTGCCAATGCCTCCAGCAATAGCCACGACAGACAAGCCCTTGGCAATTTCCATCAAGATTGCTTTGCGGCGCTCTGCGCGTTCTTCAGCGTCAATCTTCTCTTGACGTGCGCGTTCCTTTTTATCGGCAATGCGCTTCTCGCGTTCCTCAAGAATCTGATCCCATGTGCTTTTTTCGTTGGGACCGCTCGGCCACTTCCGGTTAATCTCATCCTTCAGATCAGCGATTTGCTGGTCTAACTG